CTGAATGTTGGATGAATCAGTGTTGCCACTCTTGCAAGTACACATCCGAGCACCATGTCGGCTGAAGCGATTGAGCGATGGGACGCTGATCTGATTTCTTGAAAGATTGGTCTAGCGTTCCAGAATGTTTCTGGGATGCTGACCGATAGTTCAGGTTTAGTTTCTTTTACGGTTGGGGGATTCTCAGCAACCTTTTTTCGTGCTGAAGTGATTGCATCATTTATTTCTTTTTTCGCTTCATCCAGGGTTCTTGATTTGTGTCCAGTTGTGACATCTTTGAAAAATTGTTCTGATATCAGTTTCAGATTGCGTTCAAGTTCAGCAACTCGGCTTGGATCAGATTGTCGGATGTAACGGAGATTCTCGATCACCATCACTTCAGAAACCATCTGACCGTGACGTCCATTTGTTTTCCCTGCGTTATATGACTCCAAAGTCCCTGAAGCCTTTTTGAGAAAATCATCCGAGACTTTTTGACTCGTAACTTTTTGCAGGGATGCTGGATTCAAGAATTCGTCTTTGACATTCCAGATCAGTTCATGTTCTGATCCTTTGCGATGTGATGGAACGAAATACATTCGAGATGCATCTTTCGTGGATTTATCTACCTTGACAGCGATCCCGAACCATTGTCGGCAGCGCTCCCAAATCTCAGGCCATGCTTCAGCCTTGACCAATTCCGAGAACGGAAAAATGATTCTCCAGTGTGGATTGGTTGAAGTGTGACTGTGAGTTGTGTAGGCGAAATAATGCAAGTGCTGAAATCTGACTCGCATCTCGTGAGTGAAGTCCTGACCGTCTAGGTCAGCAACCCAAGCCGACAATGCGGAAACATCACTGTTTCTGCGTAGCCCGTTGTCGTTGATTAGATGTGGAGCGAACAGGGGAGCCGATTCTTTGTTTTCGGTTTCCCGATGACGATTCATCCACTGTGCAACAGAATCCCAATCATCAAAATGTTTCGGTTCGTTGTCTTTCAAATTTGTGTAATGGCTAAACATCGCTCAACCTTCAAACGATGTTTGAACGATGGAGTAGTGCTGTTGCAGATCCTCAAACACATCTCCAGCATCTTGCCGGCATGAGCATTTCAAATTGGTCGGCATCTCTAAAAGCATTTTGAGATGGTCGGTTGTAATCGGAAACGGACTTCCCCCATATTTGAGAAACGAAATCTCGATGAAGTCTTGAACATTTTTGATTTGCTGTTCTGGCGTGTTCACGCTGTGATCTCTTTCTTTTTGCGAGAGACCAGCACCATCGGTTCAGATTCTTTTTTTGCGATGTATTCCGACAGGGCTTGAAGCGAGATCATCCTTCGTCCGCCAATGGCAAAGGTTCGGATTTCTCCCTTTGAATAGAGCCTGTGAAGCGATGTTCGGGAGATGTGAAGTTGGCTTGCAGCTTCTTTGAGGCTGAAGCAGAGTTGCTGTTCCATGATGTTTCCTTCGTGATGCGTGAATGTTTGAAACGACAACCACGCAGGAAGTCTTAGGAAACTAGAAAAGGATTTTGGGAACAGTTGTCGCAGATGATTAGTTCATCTATGGCAAAGGATAATTCAGCAAGTTCATCCACGTCAAGGGAGTCGGGTAGGTTTTGGGACGTGTACGAATGGACGGATGAGAGTACGAATATATTTCTTGAGTTTCTAAAGGAAATTTTGCATGATCCGAAAGGCTCATTTATCTACAACTGGGAAGTTTCAAACGAGCAATTTCTAACTTCAGAGAGATTTTCGGAATTGAACGGGGAATGGAAACTTGGCTTATCGTTTGAGGAATTCAAACATGAAGTGGAAATGCATTGGGATAGTTTGCGTTTTTGGTGGATGATCTAGGCGTCAGGGAACTAGCCCAAAATCTTTGTCATGGCGTCAGAGATTCTCTGCTTTCCCTCTGGCATCCAATGACCGTACAAATCTCCAGTGATTTCCACGCTGGAATGTCCGAGATGTTTTGAAACGTCATAAAGACTCATTCCGCTATTGATGAGCAGGGAAGCGCAAGTGTGGCGCATCTCATGGACAGTCCACTTTCCAAGTCCTGCCCGTTCAGCGAGACTCGTGAAACGGTGCTGAAAATTGTTTGGATCAAATGGTGTTCCTGTGTCGGTAGTGAACACAAGATGTTCCTTAGCCCATTCTCCACCAAAAGGGATTCTCGATTCGGATTCAAATAATTCTTTTTGTTCAGCCTGAATCCGTTTGAGTTCGATCAGTAGTTTCAGGACAGTTTTAGAGATGTTGATCGTCCGTGATGATTCATTCGTCTTTGGCTTACCTAGAGACAGCGTTGAACGGTAAATCCCTGCATCATCAGCCCTGACCAATCCCTGAGCGTCTGTTTTCGGAATCCGTGTCATGTTTCTACTGATTCGAATTTCACCAGTTTTGAAATCAATATCTCGCCAGGATAGAGCGAGCGCTTCGCCTTTTCTCAATCCGCCATAAACCAAAACATAGATGAGCGTTCGCATCGCTGGAGCAGAGTTTGAATCAGCGAACGACAAGAGTTTTGCTGCTTCTTTTTGATTCATCGCCCGAACATGTCGTGTTTTTGTTCGCTTGATCCCATCAATGAATTCGGGAGATGAATAGTTCTTGACAATGAGTTCGTGTCTGACAGCAATCTTGAGAAACTGGCGAGTCAGTTTCAAAGCGTGAGACTGCGTTTGTGCTGACTTACCCTTTTTTGAGACTTCATTGAGCATTGAGCGAATATCACTAGCCCTGAGTGCAGCGAGTTTGATGTCCCCGATGTAGGGCAAAACGTATGTGTTAGCGATTCGGAGTTTGTGGATTCGTGTCGTTTCCTTCGTTCCATCGGTCACGCAAATTTGATTCATCCAGTATTCAAACCATTCTCTAACTGTTGGATTTGTTCCCAAGCCTTGAAGGGAAACTTGAGCGGTTCGGTTCGCTGACTTGCTCAAAGCTTCTTTCTGCGTCTTGCCATAGAACGATGCGACCAATGGTTTCCCGTCTGCGGTTCGTCCGATAGTGATTCGATGTTCGTACTGTTTGCGACTCTCAACCCAACGGAGCGAACCTGATCCGTTTGCTCGTTTTGTTTTTGCAGAATTCGTCATCGTGTTTTCCTTTTTGACCCAGATTTGACCCAAACGGGTTTCTGTTCCATGTAGTTCACTCAAGTTCAGTCAAGCACGAAACCCAACATCCATACGGTTTTTGGACTTAGACGGATTTCCTGAAACACAAAAGAAAAAACTGGGGGACAAGAGGTCGTCGGTTCAACTCCGATCAGCCCGACCATACGGGGTAAGGGTTTCCGAGAAATCGGAAGCCCTTACAAACCCATTTGACCCAGACTTTGACCCCAACGGAGACTAGAATTTCTCTATGGCAGTCACATTCTCCAGCGTGAAGTCTGTCCAGCCTGCGCCAGTGGCTGGGGGCTGGGATGGGCTGAGGTCGCTGTTGTCGGCTCATGCGGAGCGAGAAAACAAGTTTGATGGGTTTCTCTGGAGTCCTGTGACTTATCGTCCGAACAGGACACGCTCGCTCAATGGTGTTGAATCGGTTTCCTGTTTCGTTGCCGATCTCGATGGGGAATCGCTTTCGGCCGTTTTACCACGTTTAGAGGGCTTCGCTTTTCATGCGTACACGACATGGAGTCACACTCCAGAGTCTGAGCATTGGCATCTAGTGATCCCATTGTCTGATCCTGTTGAATCGTGGCGCTGGCGTTCTGTGTGGGCGAGGATGCATGCAGATTTGGGAATCGTTGGTGATCCGTCTTGCTGCGATGCTTCCCGAATTTATTTCGCTCCACAACATGCGAACGGATCAGAATTTGAATTCGTCTCGGCTGATGGTGAGTTCTACAAAACTCCATCCGTGACCCCTTTGGAAAGTGATGAACGATCCGCACAAATTGCATCTCCGAATCGGAACGCAAAGAGAGCCAGGGGATCGAATGTTGGCGCTGATTATTTGTCTGAGTCATGGTGGAAAGAACCCGTAGATATTTCTCGCTGGGACGGCTTGGAAGGGAAAGAGCTTTACTCTGCGATGTTGGATGAATGGAATGAGTTAGTAGGAAATCTCACGAAGTAAAGTGATCGCATAGACGGTCTGGAATGGTTATACGAGCGAATGGAGTTTCTCGGATTCACTTCGCTTCAAGAATGTGCTGAAGCCTGCAACCTTGATAAAGCAGCGCTTTACAGATATTTCAGCGGACACACTCGTCCTTCAATAGATCGTCTGCCGAGCCTGTGTAAAGGTTTGGAAGTTTCGTTGGATGAATTGTTGGAAGCATTGTCAGTTCGGTTTTAGAAACAGATTTGACGTGAAAGAGAGTCCGCAACCCTGCGTCGAATATGCGGACTCTCAATCACTATGAATCACTTATCTCGGAACATCAAACCGAGAGTGACTCATCGTCACTCAGACTGAAAGAATAAAGTCTGAGTGACGACTAAATCATCCGCCAACAAAAACGCGAGCAGCGTCAGTGTTTACAGACTTTGAATCCATTCGCAAGCGTGAACGATAAGTGATGAGATCCTTATCAAATGCGAAAGCATCTGAAGCATCAACAGTCACATCACCGGCATAACGGATAAACAGATACTGATCAAGCGCACCAAACCAAACTGATTTGTTCGCTGTGCCAGTTGCTGGCATGTTTGAATCCAAGAAACACGGACGACCCATGAGCGACAATGGCTGAGCAGTGCTCAAATCACCAAGAATCAGCGAGCGTCCTGTCGTGTCATTTTGAGCCACAAGTCCAGCAAAAGTTGCTGGAGCCATAATGAAACTGGCGGTTTCCCTGTACTGAGTAGGAAGGGAAGCGTAAAGCGACATCATGTTGGCAATCGTTGGAGCAGTTGCTGTTCCAGTCACACCAGTTGAAGCGTTCTGCAAGATTCCTTCAGGCTGTGATGATCCAGTTCCATTGATCAAATAGTTTCCGACAGTGTTTCCAATGCGGACACCAAGCTCGGTTCCAAGATATGGAGCAAGTTCAAACGCTGAATCGAAAATCAACTCTTGTGAAACTTGCAGCAAGTTTCCGATTTTGTAAGTTCCCAACGTCACTGATGAGAATGTCGAATCGGATTCCGTGAAAGCGCTACCTTCTGCAACGAGGGATGCTGTTCCGTATGCAGTCAAGGTTGGAACCTTGATCGGGTTGCCAGAATCATTCGTGTTGAAAGTTCGTGGATTCGATGAAAGAACCGCTGATTTTTGAACCATTCGCATCACTAATTCATTGAAAATTTCTGTCGGAACCGTTGGAACAGTTGTCGTCAGCAAATCACGGAATTCAGTTGAAGCGTTGAAAGAACGACGACCAGAGATTTTTTCAAGTTGGCGTCCGACAGGAAGTTCAAACCTGGCTGGCCTGCCTTCCTTGATTGCTCTCCACTCTGGCGTGAAACAACCTTCAGAAATATCTGAGCGATACATTTCTTTTGCAAGACGATCACGGTTCTCTCGTGCTCGCTCAATGCGATCTGAAACATTTTTGATTTGTGCTGAAAGTGAATTGAATTCGCTTTCCTCAACCGAATTCAAATTGCGTTTCTCATCTTGGGCTGATCCAAGAATGTTTTCAGCCTGACGAATCAGACTGCGTTTGTGATCCTCAAGTTTTCCAACTGCTCCAGACCTTGTGAGGTCATCAGCAGATTGATCGCCAACCCAGAAATCATTTCTATCTAACTTTGATTTGTATGTCATAAATACCTTTTCGTTTGAGCGCACACAGCGCATGATTGATTCACGCAGGATTCTTTGCAGGGATTCGCTGGTGGCTCCACTCAAACGAAAGAGTTGTCGAGGCTCCTCAAACAACTATCTAAAGATTATCACGATTCGCTTGCACACGTTTTTTGAACTCTGCAAGCGCATCACTTGACGCAGTGTCCACCATGATTCCAAGTTGCTTTCGATCACTCGGAGAGAAACACAAAGCACCAAGCCAAGAAACAGTCGCTGCTTTCAAATTCCGTAAATCGCCAACCGCAGGATGAGCCAGGATGTGTCCCTGTGGCGTGTTGTAATAACGACCATCACGCTCCAGCTCTTTTTCAATCTTTGCGATCTGATCCTGAGTCACACAAACCATCTCCACCAAAAGATGATCCATCGTTGGAGAGAGAAATCTCGCTCCACCAATCCAAATTGCGTTCCACCATTTCGCTCCAACCTCACCAAGAGAATCTGGAATCACTGGTGGTGCTGGCGGATTGACGTGAGCAGGGATGACTAGGGGCTTGCGCTTGGCTCCACGCTTGACGCCTGTCGGCTGGATGGTCATTGGGGAACCCCCGATAAGAATGGGGACG